GGGATCAACTTGGCCAGTATGTCCGGTTGACAAAGGAACAAGTCGCAAATCGGGAATACGATATAATTGTTGATGATTCACCGTCCAGCCCGAACGAGAAAGAGCGCACTTGGCAGATATTGATGCAAATGCTGCCAATGCTCAAAGACTTGATGGATCGTGAAACTGCCATCGAGATGCTGAAACTATCTCCATTGCCTCCGTCATTGGTGGCCGATCTGGAGAAAAAGCATCAGATGCAAATGCAGCAGCAGGCACAGAACCCGCAACCAACACCAGAACAGGCCAAGGCGCAAGCTGAACAGCAAAAAGCACAGATGGACATTCAAGGCAAACAGGCTGACTTGCAGCTTCACTTGGCCAAACAGAATGCCGACCTTCAGACGCAACAGGCACAGAACCAGATGGATACTCAAATGAGTGGCATTGATCTGATGGTCAAACAGAAACAGGCGCAGATGGATATGGCAGTTCAGCAGGCCAAGGCTGATGCTGCATTGCAACAGGCACAAGCCAAGCGTGAGCAAGTCGATATTCAGCGCCAGAAAATGGAAATATCGCGGGTTAATGCCGCGAAGGGATAACAGCATACCGCTGTTTTCGGTGGCAACTGCCGATCAGTTGCTTCGTTAGTCTACGTTACAGACAAAGTGGTAGAAAATGACTGATAAACTAAAGGAACTTGTGACGGCTGCGGAAGCGGCTGGATTTGAAAATGTTCAGGCAAAAATAGATGATGGTGTAAATTATCTGTTTGTCTCTCGAAACGGAATAAATCACGCAATAAGCGATACCGAATATGAACCTGATTTCATGGTTTCGGCGCTTGTGAAGTGGTTTGAAGATCGGGAGGCCGCATAATGGTTGATGAAGCAAAGCCGGATGAACTGTCGGCAGAAGAAGAAGCCTATTTCGCATCCGAAGGCGAGCAGGAACTAGAGGCAACACCAGAAGCGGAGCCGGTAGCACAAGAAGCAGAACCGGAAGCCAAGGCCGAAGAACCAGAAAAAGCGGAAGAACCGGAAAAGGAAGAACGGTCTAACTTCGTTCCCCATCAGGCGCTTCATGCCGAAAGGGAAGAACACAAGAAAACCCGCGCTCAATTGCAGGAAATGATGCAGTTCAAGGCTGCAATGGAAGAACGCCAGCGCATCTTTCAGGAAATGCAACAGGCGCAGCAGGACCAGCCACCGGACCCTGAAGAAGATGTATTCGGCGCGTTAAGATACGAAAGGCAGCAAAGGGAAGCCCTTCAACAGCGTTTGGAGCAAATGAGCCAAACGGAGTATCAGAAACAACAGGAAGCGCAGCAGGAGCAACAGTGGCGGTCTGATTGGAATGCTTCTGCAAACAGATACCACGAGCAGAATCCTGACTTCAGCAATGCAACCCAATGGCTTTCCGAACAGCGAGACAGGCAATTACAGGCTGCTAGCGTAATGGACACGCGCTTTAGCGATCCGAATATGCGCAACTGGCAGATTGACCAGGAATTGAAGGCAATCGTACTACAGGCAAGACAGTTGGGCATGGACCCGGCAGAAGCGGTTTACAAGATTGCACAGGGTTACGGTTATCAGCCCAATAAGCCCGATACTTCCAGTGCTTCGGAGAAATTGGGCAAGATTGAACAGGCCCAGGACTTGAACAAGACTGTCGGACAGGTTTCAGGCAAATCGGGCGGCGATGAAGTAACGCCCGAATCGCTTGCTAACATGCCGACAAGAGAGTTCGAGGCATGGATTGCCAAGCCCGCCAATGCTCGCAAGTTCGAGCAGATGATGGGTGGCTGAGTCACAGGGGACTATAAGCCCTTTCGGTGCATTGGCCGAATCAATGCGCGTTCTGCGGTACGTCAACCGCCTTCGCCCGCTCACGGCGTCAATGTGTAGCACTTCACCGAAAATCAATCTCAACAATTGAGGCAACTTATGGCTACTACATCCTATGGCGTCAATGACGCCCTAGCGGTGAAGCTATGGTCAAAGAAGCTTGCGGTAGAGGTGTCAAAGGCAACGCCCATTGCGCCCCTGATCGGAACTTCGGCCAATAGCATCATTCAGCTTAAAGACGAAACGCAGAAAGGCAAAGGCGACAAAGTTACCTTTGGTCTGCGCCGTCAGCTAACCGGCGATGGTGTCTCCGAAGGACAGGTATTGGAAGGCAACGAAGAAAGCCTGACAACCTATTCGGATTCCATTGTCATCAATGAAATTGCACATGCTGCACGTGTGCGCAACGACCAGACCATTGACGCCCAGCGCGTTCCTTTCTCGATTCGACAGGAAGCAATGGACGGCTTGGTAGACTGGTACGCCGATAGAATGTCGATGATGTTCTTCCTGCAAGCAGGCGGCTACACCGGCACCACGTACACTTTCGAGGGTACTTCTTATACCCTTGGCGGTGTTCATTATGGTCACAACTCACCGACTGCACCAACGTCTAACCGTGTTCTGCGTCAGGCTTCGGCAGCTAACGACCAGTCGCTCACTTCCAGCGACATTTTCACGCTGGACCTGATCGACAAGGCGGTGGAAATGGCAAAGGTAGCCAACCCGAAAATCCGGCCTGTAAAGGTCAACGGGGCAAACTACTATGTCATGTATATCCATCCCTACCAGACTACGGACCTTCGCACGAATACCTCCACGGGTCAGTGGATGGACATTCAGAAGGAAGTTGGCCGTCGCGGTGGTGACAATCCCATCTTCTCGGGTGCTCTCGGCGTTTATAACGGCGTAGTGCTTCGTGAGGCTGAGCATGTCGTTACCGGCGTCAATTCATCCACCAGCGCGGAAATCTCCACGGTTCGCCGTGCCGTAATGTTGGGTGCGCAGTCCTGTGTCGCCGCCTTTGGTATGGGCCGCTCGGCAACCAAGTACAAGATGGTAGAAGAACTGTTCGACTACCAGCGCGAATTTGGCGTGTCGTGCCAGACCATCCTTGGCATGAAGAAAACCGTGTTTAACAGCGAAGATTTCGGAACGATTGCGATTCCGACCTACGCTGCTGCACATACGTAATAGGAGGGTATAGATATGGCTACTGGTACAGCTGGCTCTAGCGCCCGCCAATACTCGACGCAGCAGGTTCACTATCTGCGTAAGGCCGTCGCGTATAACACTAGCAACATTGGCACGGCAGATTCGGTTCTGATTGGCACCCTTCCAAACGGTGCGCAGATCGTTGACGCTGTAGTTAATGTTACCACGGCATTCAATGCCGGTACTACCAACGTTCTTACGGCTGGTACGTCATCCGGTTCTAATGCGGATGTGATTTCAGCTTCTGACGTAACGGAAGGCTCGACTGGTGCAAACCGCGCCACGACCGGCATTGCGTTGTCGTTTAGTGCTGATACGCCAATTTACGCCAAGTACACGCAGTCGGGAACGGCTGCAACGACTGGCGCGGCGGTCATCTGCATTATGTATGTCGCAAACAATGACGGTTAATGTGAGGGGCTTCGGCCCCTCCTTTCATAAGGAGAAAATCACATGACCATCACCGGCACATACGACGAACACAAACACGAAAAAATCGGTATGGAGCAACTCTATATCGATACCGGAACGAAAACGGCAACGGCAGCTTCCGGCGCAGCTACGCTTAACAAGTCATCGGGCAAGATTACCTCTGAAGCCCTTACGACTGCGGCGGCTGCTTCATATACGCTGACGTTGACCAACTCGCAGGTTGCTGCGGCGGACCAGGTTTACGCGTCTGTTGCAAATGGCACGAACTCGCAGGGTATTCCCCTCGTTTCGACTATTACTCCGGCTGCGGGTTCGGTGGCGATCGTGGTGAATAACCAGCATGCAACGCTGGCATTCAACGGTACGATTGTTATCTCGTTTTTTGTGGTTAAAGCGTCTTGATATTGGGGCGGGGAAACTCGCCCCTTTTCACTTGTGAGGCATTATGGACGAAGATTTAGACACTGATTGGTATTGGATTTCCTTCGACCCTCCCCAGCCTCCAGAACCGATCAAAAGCACCAAGAATGTGACTTGCCCCAAGTGCGGCAAGAAGCTTGGCCGTGGCGCTCATTTTCATATCAAGGCATGTAACAAATGACTACGACATTTGCAGATATAAAATCTGACATAGCCGATGATATAGACGATACCACTTCGGAATATACGTCGCAGATTGCCAAGGCAGTACAAGGGGCACAAAGATATTGCGAGCGGTTCAAGTTCTATTTCAATGAAACCCGCTCACAGACGTTTACAACCGTCAACGGGCAGGATTGGTATGGGAGTGCTGACAATTCCTATATCCCTGATGTTGTATGGATAACCAATCTCTATAGCGAGGATTCAAACGGGCAGAGAATACTTCTGGTACGCGAAAGGCCGGAGGCGATAGAACTGCTTTCGGACAATTCGGCAGCGACAGGCGAGCCGTATATGTGGACGTACTTTAACCAGAAGATTCGTTTATATCCCATTCCCGGCTCCACGACATTCACAATCAGGATGGAGATAGCAAATTACAAGTTAGGCGCATTGTCGGCAGATGCGGACACGAATGCATGGCTGACTGAAGCCTATGACATGCTCAAGGCAAGGGCGAAATATATCCTCTATAAAAACACGCTCAAAGACGCAGAACTGGCGGCAGAGGCGCTAAACGACTTTACTGACCAGAGGGCCATGCTTTTTGCTGAAACCTCGAATAGACACGCCACAGGGTTTATTGAGCCGACATGCTTCTAAACTTCGGTGAATACGCGCCCGATCAGGACGACTTGAACGGGACGATGGTTTCTGACGTGTCGAACGTCCTTCCTTCGGCAGGGTCATATATTCCGTTTCCTGCATTGGCGACTTATTCATCTGCAATAGGCGCAACTGTTCTAAGTGCGTTCTCTGTAGTGGATACGTCCGGTACGCTCCATATCTTCGCGGGAACGGCTACGAAACTATACAAGGCAAACAGCACGTCTTGGACCGATGTTTCCAAAGCGGCCACGACTTACGCGGCAACGGTTGACACGCCTTGGTCATTCACGCGATTTGGCGCTTATGTTATCGCTGTAAATCCTAACGATAGCGTTCAGGTCTATCAATTGGGAACAAGCACAACCTTTGACAATCTAACGGGAAGCCCGCCGGCTTCGGCTGTGGCGAGGGTGTGGGGTGACTATCTGGTTTTGATCCAATCCACGTCCGATGTAACATCCTTGGCGTGGTGCGATACCAACGATATTACGAATTGGACAACGGGAGTTAGTGGAAGTCAGGTTTTCCCCGATGGCGGGAAATTAATGGGCGCTTCGGAGTCCACAAATCCCATTATATTCCTTGAAAATTCAATTTACCTTGGAACATTCGTTCCCGGTTCAACCGTTACGTTCACATTCCAGAAAATTCACGACAGAAGGGGCGCTATTTCCACCACGGCCATCGCCTCTAGGGGTCAATATACCTTCTTTGCGGACAAGGGCGGCTTTTTCCAGATTACGCCAGATGGTCAACTTTCACCAATAGGGTTTGAAAGGGTTGACAGAAGCGTTTTCCAGGCAATCGCCTATAGCGATGCGCAGAATATAAGGTGTACGATAGACCCCTTTTATACAAGGGTGTATTGGTCTGTAAATCTGTCCAATAGCGGTGATTATGATACGCTCTATATTTACGATTGGGAATTGGGAAGATGGTCTAAGGTGAACATTGTTCATCGCGTTATTTTCCCCGCTTACACGCCAGGATATACGTTAGACGGCTTGGACGCATTGGGTTATACGATGGAAACGCTTCCTTATTCGCTCGATAACAAGTTTTGGCAGTCCGGCGCACCTCTTTTGGTGGCATTCGATACGTCCAATATATTGGGTTTCTTTTCCGGCGATAACATGGAGGCCACGATAACCACGCAGGAAGCGGGTGACACCGGAGGGGCTGTAACGCTGGTAAAGAGCATCCTTCCTTTGGTGGATACTTCAAGTGTGTATGTTTCGGTTGGCTCAAGACTAAGACGGTCCGATACATTCACTTATACGACAGAATCCATTCCTTCGACAAATACGGGGATTGTGAGGAAAAAGAGCCGTGGCAGGTTCCACAGGGTCAAGGTAAGGATTCCCGCAGCGACTTCATGGACACATGCCAAGGGCGTTGATGTAGACGCTCAACCCTCAGGTAAGCGATGATTTCAATACACAAGGCGCATGAATGGCCGCTGATTAAACTCATGCGGTATATGCCCGATATTGGCGAGTGCTTCCAAAAGCTAGAAAACAGGTTTCCGGGCGATGTGACGGTTGAATCGCTGTTCAGGGATTATCTTTCGGGGAACAAGGTTCTCTGGATCGTTTTAGACGGTGAAGAACTTCTTTCAGTGGCAATGACCAACATAAGAACGGTCGAGGCAACGGGAAAGAAAATCGCGTCAGTGATGGATTTGGCCGGTAAAGACCGGAATGTCTTTAGCGATGAACTCAACCAGACGCTAGAGGCTTGGGCCAAGGAAAACGGGGCCGATACCTTTGCAATAGAAGGGCGTCCCGGTTGGTCTAAACTGGCAAAGAAATACGGATATACACCATACGCTGTACAATGGCGGAAGGAAGTTTAGCCAAAGATTGACGCAAACAATTCATACCAAGGGCGCGTCTTTGGCCTTATGTATTTAATTTGATCGAAGGAGACTGGCTCGGCATCGTGGACTTTAACGAGTTCCGGCCTTTTCTCGAACCAACCGCCCTCATCGCATCTTTTCAAGAGGGCATCGTCATCCATACCGGAATAAAATTGATAAGCCATAGGACCGCGTATTCTATCATGATGAACCGCCTCATTTCTGAGGCATTGCATAGCAAAATAATAGCGGCAATTAGCGCAATAAACTTTAGACATAGAAACCTCTAAAACCCAAGGATAACGGGGCTAATATAACATGGGCACCACGTCAAAGACAACCACGGAAAGCAAGCCGCCAGCATGGGCGCAACCGCTTTTCACGCAATCGGCAAGCGAGGCGCAAAACCTCTATAATTCCGGCGCGGGCGGTAACGTATATCAGGGTTCTACCGTGGCCCCATTGTCCGATACGACGCTCTATGGGATTAACGCGCTATCCCAAGCCGGTAACAATTCAGATACGTCCAGCCCTACACGTCCACTATATCAGGGCATAGGCGCGGCTTCTGTTGCTCCTTCGTATTCCGAACAAAACCTGAACAACATGGCAAACGGGTCGTACCTTCAAAGCGGCAACCCGTATTACATGCAGAACCTTCAAAGCAACATTGATAGATCAAATGCGCTTCTAAGGTCACAATTTTCGGGAATGGGGCGGTACGGATCAACAGCCAATCAGGATGTAATCGACCGAAACACGAAGAACATGCTTTTCCAGGGCCTTGAAAACGACTGGAATAGAAACCAGCAGAACATGCTAACGGCTAATTCCTACATGGATCAAGCCAGAAACCAAGGCTTGAACAGGGCGCTTGATGTAACCAACCAACTTTATGGGCAGAACCAGAACGATTTCAGCAATGCAATAACCGGAGCGAACGCTATTAATTCAGCCGGTGGAATGCTCGATGCACAGGCTCAAAAGAACTT